TGAACAAGTTGCTAGTTGGGCAAAATCTGCATTCTAATACTTACGGAGAGGTATCTACAAGCCCCTGCAAGGTGCCTCTTCCCTTACTTAGGTATATTCTACCACATGGACACTTTAACAGCCCTTAAAGACGATTTTCGACTATTCCTTCAAGCACTATGGTCACAGTTAGATCTACCCTCACCAACACGAGCACAATACGCTATTGCTGATTACCTACAACACGGGCCAAAACGACTACAGATCCAAGCATTTCGTGGTGTAGGTAAGAGCTGGATTACTGGAGCCTTTGTGTTGTGGACATTGTTTAACAACCCAGAAAAGAAAATCATGATTATCTCCGCTTCCAAAGAGCGTGCTGATAACATGTCGATCTTTCTTCAGAAGCTAATCATTGAGACACCTTGGCTAGTACATCTAAGACCGAAGTCGGATGATGCCCGGTGGTCACGGATTAGCTTTGATGTGAACTGTTCTCCTCACCAAGCACCTTCAGTTAAGTCAGTTGGTATCACAGGTCAGCTTACTGGTAGCCGTGCAGACCTTATGATTCTTGATGATATCGAAGTTCCAGGTAACTCAATGACTGAGATGATGCGGGAAAAGCTGCTACAACTGTGTACAGAAGCTGAGTCTATCTTAACACCAAAGAAAGACAGCCGAATCATGTACCTTGGTACACCACAGACTACCTTTACCATCTATCGTAAGCTAGCTGAACGTAACTATAAACCATTCGTTTGGCCTGCACGTTACCCACGTAAACTATCTAACTATGAAGGACTCCTTGCACCACAAGTACAGGAAGATATCGAAAATGGTGTTGAACCTTGGGATGTAACAGACCCTGATCGCTTCTCTAATGAAGACCTAGTAGAACGTGAAGCTTCCATGGGTCGTAGCAACTTTATGCTACAGTTCATGCTAGATACCAGCCTTAGTGATGCTGAGAAGTTCCCACTTAAGATGGCAGATCTTATCGTTACAGCAGTTAACCCTAAGGAATGTCCTGATGCTGTAGTGTGGTGTTCAGATCCCAGTAATGTCATTAAAGACTTGCCAACTGTTGGTCTACCTGGCGACTATTTCTATTCACCAATGGTCATGCAAGGTGAGTGGTTACCTTACACAGAAACTATCTGCTCTGTAGACCCATCAGGTCGTGGTACAGATGAAACAGCTGCCTCTTTCCTTAGTCAACGTAATGGTTTCATCTATCTCCACGAGATGCGTGCATATCAGGATGGTTATTCCGATAATACACTGTTAGATATTCTTAGAGGCTGTAAAAAGTACGGTGTTACTAAACTCCTAATTGAGACAAACTTTGGTGATGGTATTGTCGGTGAACTCTTTAAGAAACACCTTCAACAAACTAAACAAGCAATCGACATCGAAGAAGTACGTGCTAATGTCCGAAAGGAAGATCGTATTATCGACACACTAGAACCTGTTCTTAATCAACATAAACTGATTGTTAATAGGTCAGTTGTAGAATGGGATTTTAACTCAAATAAAGACGCAGCTCCAGAGACACGACTCCTATACATGCTATTCTATCAAATGAGTCGTATGTGTCGTGAAAAAGGTGCAGTAAGACATGATGATAGACTAGACTCACTAGCTCAAGGTGTTAAATACTTTACAGATGCTCTAGCTATCTCAGCATATGAAGCTATTAAGACACGTAAACAAGAAGACTGGCTTGATATCCAAGAATCTTGGCTAGATGACCCCCAATCTGCAGCTAATCATATGGCATTTGGGTTCAATTTAGACCAACGTAGACAAGCAAGACAACTAGCTGGTAAGTCCTCAGTTCCTACATATTTTATAGTTAATTAAACCCTAGTCATACCAATGGATTTGGACCGATAACCGCCGTATACAGGAGAAGGGAAGGGTGGACCCGACTTCTGTAGGAGGAAGACATGTCTTTATCAAGACACATCTTCCTCTTTTTCTAATGAACAGTGAGGGAATAAAAGACCAAAGACAAAGATCTCCCTCTTAGTTCATTCATCTACTCTACTGACTGAATCTTGTGAGTACTGATTCTCCCAATTCTTCTGAATCCTGTCACTACTGATACTACTGTATGCGTTATGAGTAGAACATATCGTAAGCAACCACTACGTAATCAATTCCGTCACCCTAAGACACATAATGAACAAAAACAAGTTCAAGTGTCAAATAATTATTACGATAACGAGTATTCAGTAAAAATTAGAAACCGTTATATTCCTACTGCATACGACGACATCACTGCCACCTCCATCTACCAAAACGATCATCGATGACTCATACCGCCACCCTGGTACACATCACTCCTAACGCTGAAGAACTTATTAGTTACATGGCTAGGGTATCTAACCCAAGTAATCAAAACAACACTGAGACCAGTGCTAAACTAATTAAGTATCTCATTGATCATCAACATTGGTCACCCTTTGAGATGGTTAATATGTGTGTAGAGATTAACACTACTAGGAGTATAGCAGCACAGATTCTTAGACACCGTAGCTTTAGCTTTCAAGAGTTTAGCCAACGGTATGCAGAAGTAACAACACCTGCCTCTATTCCTGAACTCCGTAGGCAAGATGTTAAAAACCGACAGAATAGTATTGATGATCTGGATGAAGTGTTAAAGCAAAACTTCCAATTTAGGATTGGTAGTCTTTACTCTAGTTGCTATGGTCTTTATAAAGATATGGTAGCAGCTGGTATTGCTAAGGAATGTGCCAGGGAAGTGTTGCCTATGGCAGCTCCAACACGGTTGTACATGAATGGTACGATTAGGTCTTGGTTGCATTATTGTGACTTGAGAACCAGTAATGGTACGCAAAAGGAACATGCAGTAATTGCTGGACAGGTTCAAGACTTGTTGTATGAGCATTTACCGAATGTGTGTAGTGCAATGTGGGATAAATGAGCTTCTAAGGTGTCTATAAGGCTCTACAACACGTGTTAAGTGTGTTTTTGGTGTCTTTGTATGTTCATACTGTTCAAAGCCCTTCTGGGTCGTTCTGGAGGGGCTTAGATTTTTGACAGAAATTTCTCAAGTCTTATATAACGCTGGACCAGCGCCGCAGCCCCCCATAGGGGTACCCCCCCGGATCACACGTGCACACGCCCGTAGGCACCAGCATGTACGCACCCAGGCACACGCATAGCCGTGTCCAGCGCATCTGCATCAGGCACAGGTACGCAGGACATAGGCGCATGGCCAGACACACACGCACACACGAGGAGTGGACAGTAGCACAACTGTACTACCTATCAATCTCACACATCTGTCGACCCTTATTGAGAACGTTATTGAGAACCCAGTCATACCAACGGATCTCAGCGATTAACTGTACCATCAGCAACACTGATAACCGCTGCACCGCAATGGATCAGGCTGTACTATGTGCCACTTACTCCAACTGTCCACCACACTGAGCTGCTACTGTGAACCCATACTCTTCTTTGAATGTTGAGTTACTCGACTCTCCCTGTTAAGGGTGAGGAGAGTCTCGAAACTTCAACCAGAAGAGATGAGAACCTCCAACCTGACCACTCTGCCGACCCATAAGGAACGCTGATCGGTCAACCCCTTGACAAGCCGCCGCTCACCGGTTACAGTGAGTACACGAACCTCGACAACCGAATAAGCACACCGTCAGCGGAGCAACCGCTAGGTCTCGACAAGCAGCATGGGTCAGTGACTGCGAGGTGTGGTAGAGTACACAGACCGCCGAGCCACAGGCGGTATACAAGTATGATCATGGCACCACATGCGTCTGTTGTAGCGGTGAAAGCGATACGCTAAGACGCACCCGACGGCGACTAGTCGTCACCTATCCACTTGCTTCATTACTATGTTCAGCTTCAACGTTGTTAACCGCACTTCGTCTGCCATTGATTGTCTGCTTGTTGATCCCATGCGTGGCACTGCATGTGTCATCTTCAAGAATGGGTACAGCTATGTATACCTCAATGTGTCTCGTCGTGCTATTGTTAACCTGCTCATGAATAAGAACATGAGCCTTGGTTTCTGGGTTAACGAGAACCTGATCAACACTAAGCGTGTCTTTGAGCAGCGCATTGCTGCTGCTTGATTAGCACCTAGTTAGTTACACTCTCCCATCACATTGTTGATGGGTTTCTGTAGCTCACTTACAGCTACGTTCACTTGCTTACACAAACAATGCTGTTCTATTCACACGAACTGACCAATGCTCTTAATGAGCGCTTCGATGATCTTGATGAGATCAAAGACATAGCTCAGTATGGCTGTGCAATGGGGGTCTCTGGTTTTATTTACATGCATGAGACCACTAAGTTCTTCCATGAGTTCGAAGATGACATCGAGGATGTGTGCTATGATACACTCGGTGATGACTTCATGTCTATCATTGCCAAGAATACCACGAGTGTTCAAGGTATGATTCAAGTTATGGTATGGCATGTCATTGAGACATACTGCCAACGTGTTGTTGAAGAGGAAGAGATTGGGCAGGCTGCCTGATCATCACTTGTACACTTGCTGATTCATTATGACTAACGCAATCCACGACACTGCTGTTAAAGTTGATGTCTTCCCTGATGAGTTCAAGCCAATCATGAAGGCACTCAAGTACACACTACTGTGTGAGGCTAGAGATGCTATCCTCAATGAGGATGAGTGGGCTGCTGTTGATGGGTGGCTTAATTACATCTCTGACATTGCACTTAACGAGGCTGTATGAAAGCTAACATTCGTATCTTACTTGAGCGATTCATTCGTGATGGTATTGATCATACCTTCATGAATACAGATGTTGAGGTATCCACCAGTGATGCACAACGGCTAGCTGACGAATTGGACAACCGTATCTGGTTGTACATAGATGAGTACTTCGATTTCGACAACTGATGAAACTTTCCATGCCCAGTGACATACTGATTGGACAATACCTACAGTTTTTCACACTCATAGTGGCTGCAAGTATCGCTGCTGTGTATACTTGTGGCTACACATTTGGTCTCTTTGTTCATTCACTTAACGACAAATGTACACAACTCATAAGGGACTCCGTGAATACGAAATCACCCTTCGTTCAGGTGTTTGGTATATCCTTGCACCCGACTCTGAGCAAGCTGCTTGGCGTGCTCTAGAGTTGTCCCGTGAACGTAATGATCAACTACTAAATGTCAAACAAACAGATGAGTGGTAAACGTAAGCCTTACTTTGACAACAACTGGCAAGAGTACAAGGACGCACCTGATGACTTCTTTGTACCGCATACCTTTGAAGAGGTAATGCACTGGAAGATTGGTGGTTGGGAGTTACCCAGTAGTGTATGCTGTGTCATTCGTGCCACTGATCTTGATACACATAAGGTCACAGAATATGTGTATCGTAAGCATTCTGCTGCACAGAACAAGGTTAACGAGTTGATCAACACACGTAACCTTGAGTTCGTAGTGTGTGATCACGAGTCTATTCACTTCCTTTCACCTGCTGACATTTCCGATTATGATTCTGACGACTGAAGAGTTCAACGAGTTCGCTAACCAGTATCCTGAGCTGGCGGATTGTGTTTGTCTTGATGAGGTAATTGTGTCTATTGATGAGCTTATGTTCGGTGACTACGAGGTACATAACTGATGCCTACACCTGCTCAGATTGATGAACAGGTGCAGCTTGAGCGTGACCAGATACGTCAAGGTCTTAAGCGATTACGGGACAACACGGACGCACTACAGCAGCGTAGCTATGCGTCCTCTACGGTGTATGGTATCGCTTCGATTGATATCCTCTTACCTATCCTTGTGAAGAGGTTGGAGGATACCAACAAGCGTATCCATGAAGGTCACAACGGTAAGGCATTCAAAGAGATTGCACATTACATCAGTGACCTAGAACCATTAGCTGCTGCTGCTATTGCACTGAAGCTTACCTTTGATAAGGTCTTCAGTTACAAGGAAGGCAGTGATCAGGTGCAATCAGTATGTGATGCAGTCGGTTCAGCTATTGAGGCTGAATGTCAGATGCGTTACTATGAACGCTGTGCACCTGGTCTACTTGATACACTGAAGAAGAACTACTGGCACAAGTCATGTGGTACACAACAGAAGTTAACTGTTGTACAAACATTGATGAACCGTAGTGATATCCAACAGTGGCAATCATGGGGCAGAGCTAATCGCATCAAGCTTGGTGCATGGCTGCTTGACTGTATCATTGAGGTATCTAACTGGTTCACCAAGGACCTACGCAGGGAAGGTAAACGTACTACTACGTATGTGATACCGACACCTGAGTTCATCGCTATCAAAGATAAGGTGATGAAGGATGCTGAGTTATTTGCTCCACTTGCTTGGCCAATGTTGATTGAGCCAAACGATTGGACCAATGACAGAGCTGGTGGGTACCTGTTGAATGAGGTGATGCGTGGTCATGATATGGTACGGAGGGGCGACAGCCGCCGTATACAGGGAGAAACACCGATCAACTTTCTGAACAAGATTCAGAAGGTTGCCTTCACTCTAAACCCTTTCATAATGGAGATTGCAGAAGAACTAGATGGATTGGAACGAGCAGTTGGTAAGTTCCTCCCTATTGTGAATCATGAGTTACCACCTAAGCCTTATGATATTGCGGAGAATGCAGATTCTCGTAAAGCATATCGTAGAGCAGCAGCGGAAACAATGAATCTGAATGCACAAGAGTTTAAGAAATCTTGTCGCACTCGGATGACTATGGAGGCAGTGAAGAGGTTCAAGAACGTAGCTAAGTTCTACATACCTTGGAGCTTTGACTATAGAGGAAGAGCTTATCCTATTCCTGCCTTTCTTACTCCTCAAGATACAGACTTTGGAAAAAGTTTATTGATCTTTGCTGAGGGGTCTTATGTAACTCCTGAAGCTGAGGATTGGTTAGCCTTTCAAGTTGCTACAACATTTGGTCTTGACAAAGCACCAATGGCTGAGCGACTAGAATGGGCAAGGAATAACCATGAATTGTTCACACTCATAGCAACAAATCCTGTTGGTTACTTACATCTTTGGGACAATGTAGAGGAGCCTTGGCAATTCCTTGCAGCTGTTGAAGAGTATTACCATTGTGTCGTAGTTGCCGATAGGCAGTTCACACGTCTTATGGTGGCAACTGATGCTACCTGCAGTGGTCTACAGATCCTTGCAGGATTAGCTAGGGATAAGTCCACAGCACGTCTTGTGAATGTCTTACCTGGTGATAAGCCACAAGATGCCTATAAGGTTGTTGCGGAGGCAGCAACACCTTACTGTCCTGAATCTATCCAACCTTACATGGATAGAAAGACAGTTAAGCGTGTCGTTATGACTGTTCCTTATAATGCTAAACCATTCTCAAATCGTGGGTACATCAGAGACGCACTTGCTGAGAAGGGTGTAGAGATTAGTAAGGAAGACCTAACCAAAACAGTTAAGGCTGTACGCAATGCAATGGATGTTGTCGTACCTGGTCCGATGGCTGTTATGAAATGGATTGAGGATGAAGTTGCTAATGCAATCAAATCTGGTAAGGAGTTCTTAGAATGGACAACGCCATCAGGGTTTGTTGTTCATCAGAAGCTCAACAAGAAGTTAGTTGTTGAGTTAGCATTACAGCTATTGGGTCGTTGTAGGATGCAAGTTGCAGTTGATGATACAGATGAGGTAGACCTCAATCATCACAAGAACGCAACAGCTCCTAACTTGATTCATAGTTTAGATGCTAGTTTGCTACACTTGAGTGTCTTACGATTTGACGCACCTATTGCTCTCATTCACGATTCTGTGCTTTGTCGTGCAACGGACATGTCCGCCCTTTCATCCATTGTACGAGAAACGTACATGCACTTGTTCGCAGAGCATGACTACCTAAAAGACTTTGCTTCACATATTGGAGCAGAGACTGAACCACCGATAGTCGGAGACCTTGAACCGGAATCCGTAATCGAATCCACCTACTTTTTCTGTTAATGGCACAAACCATCCACGTTACCCAACAGCCTGTTGTCCTCGAAGGTTACCAAGCTGTACTGAAACCCAGCAAGTTTGGGTATTCACTGTCTGCTATTGTCGATCAAGCACTTGTCGATAAGCTTGAAGATGATCGAGTTGAATCTATCAAGTGGGCAGAATCCAAACTGAAGAACCCTAAGCGTTCTACCCTGAAGCCTGAGCCTTGGGAAGAAGTGTCTGATGGGAAGTACAAAGTCAAGTTTAGCTGGAATGAAGAGACCAAGCCGCCCGTGGTTGACACTGAAGGCACAGTCATCACCGACGAGAACACACCCATCTATAGTGGGAGCACTGTTAAGCTTGCCTTCCGACAAAAGCCCTACATCCTGCGTGATGGTGTCACCTACGGTACAAGTCTTAAACTTGTCGGAGTCCAAGTGGTCACAGTTGGCTCTGCTGCAGGTGTTGACACAGGCGACCTTGGTGAAACTGAAGTGGCAGCTCTCTTTGGTCAAACAAAGGGTTACAAAACTTCTGAACCTAACATCACTGCTACGCCTGAAGTTGAGGAAGACGATTTCTGATGCCTAGATACCGTTCAGGTCTTGAAGAGAAGGTTGCTGATCTTCTCTCCAGCTTGAAGGTAGAGTTTGAGTACGAGTCAACGAAAGTTCCTTACATTCTTCAATGCAACTACACACCCGACTTTCTTTTACCGAATGGTGTCTTCTTAGAGACAAAGGGGCACCTAACGGAGGAAGATCGAAGGAAGATGATCGCAGTGAAGAAAGCGAATCCCGACTTAGATATTCGGTTCGTCTTTCAAGCACCCTATAACAAAATCTACAAGGGGTCTAAGACTACTTATGCGAAGTGGTGCGAAAAGCACGGCTTCCAGTACTGTTCCTTTCATTCCATCCCAATCGAATGGCTAACATGACTTACGGCACTGCTGATTTCTACGCTGAGCACTTTAGTGATCTACTGGCTGATGTACAGGCTGATGACCCTGAAACCACACAGAACCTGATCGAAGGTTTCTACCGCGCACTTGACTCTTGGTTCGACTATCACGATGCACAGGCACGAGAATACGCAGACATCCGAAAGCGAGTTCGTCAGGCACTTACCGTGTGATAACTGCGGTTCATCTGATGCAAATTCATTGTACACAGATGGTCATACCTTTTGCTTTTCTTGTAACACCTACGGACACACTGAAGAGGATGTTGTTCACACTCACAACAAAATGTCAATCTCCGTAAGAGGATCTGCAACGCGCTTAGGTAAGCGCAACATTTCCGAAAAGGTGTGCCAACAGTACAAGATTTATCGTGATGGTGACCTGCTAAGGTTTCATTACTATGATGAGTCTGGTATACTGATCGGCTGTAAAACCAAGACAAAGGACAAAGATTTCTATTATGAAGGGCAACCACCTACCTGCCTCTTTGGACAACATTTGTTTCCCGCCACTGGAAAACGAGTCGTTATCACTGAAGGAGAGCTCGATGCAGCTTCATGTAGTGAGGCTATGCCGGGGTGGCCGATGGTATCTCTACCTAGCGGTGCCGCTGCGGCCAGGAAGTCGATTCAACGGGCTCTCCAATGGCTCCAGGGCTATGAGGAGGTTGTCCTGTTCTTCGACAATGACGAGGCAGGCCGTAAGGCGTCGGAGGAAGCAGCAGGGGTCCTACCACCTGGCAAGTGTAAGGTCGCCCGTCTTGAGGCGTACAAAGATGCAAGTGATGCACTCCAGGCGAATGACTCTGAGGCGATTCGTCGCGCTATTTGGGACGCGAAACCATACCGTCCGGATGGGATCGTAGACGGGAAGACACTTCTAGAGCTAGTCACTACACCCTCTCCACCTTCTGATCATGACTACCCATTCAAAGGCTTGAATAACAAGCTTCACGGGATTCGTTATGGCGAGCTGGTGACGGTGACCGCAGGTTCAGGAATCGGGAAATCGTCCGTTTGTAGAGAGCTTGCAACACACCTCCTTCAAAAAGGTGAGCGTGTTGGCTATTTAGCTCTTGAAGAAAGCAACCGTCGAACAGCACTCGGACTGATGTCTGCTGCTGTTGGCAACTCACTACACCTTGGAGAACATGACCGATCTACCCTCACCGAAGCGTATCAGGCAACTCTTGCTAATTGGAATCTCTTTCTTTTCGACGGCTTTGGTTCTTTTGATCCTGATCTCATCTACAACCGAATTGAGTACCTGGCAGCAGGTCTTGATGCGAGGATCATCTTTCTAGATCACCTCAGCATCCTTCTTAGCGGTCTTGACGGTGATGAACGCCGCATGATCGACACCACCATGACGAAGCTCCGCTCGTTGGTTGAGCGCACTGGCATCGCCATGTTCCTTGTCTCACACCTACGCAGAACATCCAGTGACCAGAATCACGAAGAAGGAGCACGAGTCACATTGGGACAGCTTAGAGGAAGTGCAGCTATTGCACAGCTATCTGACTCAGTTATTGCGCTCGAACGTAACCAGCAGGCCACAGATGCTGGAAGTGATACGACTGTGCGAGTCCTCAAGAATCGCTATTCAGGCGAGGTTGGCGTCGCGTGTCATTTGAAGTACGACCTGTCCACTTGCAAATTCATTGAAACCGAAGCTGATGACGACTTTGACCCAACGACAGATTTCTGAAGACGGATACCCAAAGTACCTTGATGCGGAGAACGATCCGTACATCTATCTCAAAGCACCCAACCCTCCCACACCTGAGGCAATCAAGCGAGCACAGTTCGTCGATAAGACCTATCGCTGGACTGGCAAGTAATGCACCTCGTATTTGATCTCGAAACTGACGGTCTCTACGATGATTGCACCCAAATTCACTGTCTTTGCATCCACGATCTCGATGCCAAAGAAGATCACGTCTTCAATGATCAAGGCTCTGCACAACCTATCACGAAGGGTATCCAGCTCCTTGAAGACGCCGATGTTGTTATTGGTCATAATATTATCGGCTATGATCTTAGTGTTATCAGTAAGCTCTATCCTTGGTTTAACAAGCACGATGGGGTTATTGATACTCTGGTTCTTAGTCGTATTTATCACGCTGACCTGCTGAAGACTGATCAGAAGAGGAACTGGAAACACATGCCTCTTCAGCTGTACGGTCGTCACTCGCTTGAGGCTTATGGCCACAGGCTGGGTGAATACAAGGGCAGCTTCGGCAAGACCACTGACTGGAAAGAGTGGTCAGAGGAGATGGAAAATTACTGTCTCCAAGACGTACATGTGACTGTAAAACTTTGGCACCATTTCCGCAAATACCTGACTTCATCAAACTAGAGCATGATGTCGCAACAATCCTCACCAAACAGGAGATCTATGGCTGGCGATTTGCTGAAGATGCTGCACGGGAACTTGAGTCGAATCTCAGACGAGAGCTTGAAGGGCTTAGTCAGTTACTTCGCAACAGGTATCCTTACGTCGCAGACCGAGAGTTCACTCCGAAAAGAGTTAACCGAACCACAGGCTATGTAGCAGGTGCTCCACTCACAAAGCTGAAGGAGTTCAGCCCTACCAGTCGAGACCACATCGCCTGGGTAATGGAGAACCTGCACGGCTGGCAGCCTGATAAGACAACAAAAGCTGGCAAGACTGCCATCGATGAGACTGTGCTCAAAGACATTGGGACTGAAGAAGCCCTTCAGTTCTTTCGGTGTCTTGAGCTAACCAAGCAGCTCGGTATGTTGTCTGAAGGCAAGAATGCCTGGCTAAAGTTGGTACGTAACAATCGTATCCACCACCACTGTTCAGTTGCTACTAACACATTTCGATGCGCTCATCGTAACCCCAACCTTGCGCAGGTACCCAGTGATCTTAACTTTAGAAAGCTATTTACCGCTAGCCCTAGCCATGTCATGGTTGGTGCTGACCTCGCAGGCATTGAACTTAGAATGCTCGCACACTACCTTGCTCGATATGATGGAGGCAGGTACGGAGACGTACTTCTCAACGGTGATATACACCAAGAGAATGCCGACAAGATTGGAATCTCTCGTCGTCTAGTAAAGACTGTAACTTATGCCTTTCTGTACGGAGCCGGTGACCAAAAGATCGGATTATCTTATGATGCGCAGTTATCACCTAAGGATGCCAAAGCTAAAGGCGTCGAGATACGCCAAGCTTACATGGATGCAATTCCTGGACTTGAGAAACTGGTTACTGCGGTTAAGTCCAAGGCGGAATCTGGTTACATTAACCTGTGTGACGGTCGCCGCTGCGCTGTTGATGGTAGCCACAAAGCCCTTAACTACCTACTCCAAGGGAGCGCGGGTATTGTAGCAAAACAATGGATGGTTCACACTCATAATGTAATCAACCAAGGTCAAATTAATGCACACCAACTAGCATTTATCCACGACGAATTGCAGTGGGAATGCTTACCAACTTATGCAGAGGATCTAAAAAATCACCTAGAGATGTGCGCTGCACTAGCTGGTGAATACTATAACCTCCGCGTTCCCATAGCTGCTGAAGGAAAGATCGGCAGTAATTGGGCTGAAGTCCACTAATCCACCCAACCGATATGGCAGTAAAATCTAAAACCTCTCTTGGTCGCGTTCAATTCGAGTCCAAGGCAAAATATAAACACACCCGTCAAGGTAATGGCACTCGTAGTCTTCCTTCGCATGGGCGAAAGCTCAAGCGAGGACAAGGTAAGTGAGTCTACTAATTGACTGTGATTACATTGTCTATAAATGCTGCGCCGCTACTGAAACCGAAATTGACTTCGGAGAAGATCTCATCGTCGTCACCTCCAGATTCAATGAAGCATATGACTACGTTGAACGAGAGCTCTACAACATCGCTACCGATCTCGGATGTTTTGATGACTCTATTCTGTTCTTTTCTGATTCTGTCAACTTTCGCAAATCTCTTGACCCAGCGTATAAAGGACACCGTAATCGAAAGAAACCGTGCGGCTACAAAAGAGTCATCAACAAACTCAAGGAAGACTACCACGTTGTTGTGATGCCTACCCTTGAAGCTGATGATGCGATGGGCATCTACGCTACTAAAGAGCCTGGACACATCATTTGCAGCCCTGATAAGGATATGCGACAGATTCCTGGTGAGTTGTATGACTTCACCCAGGAAGTGAGTACTATCACCCCAGAAATGGGTAAGCGCTGGCACCTAATTCAAACAATGGCTGGTGATCAAACTGATGGCTATGCAGGTGTACCTGGTATCGGAATCAAACGAGCTGCTGCACTTTTAGATGAACACGGTGATAACTGGAAGACAGTCGTAGATGCTTTTGCAGAGAAGGGTCTCGATGAGTCAGTTGCATTATTGAATGCACGATTGGCAAAGATCCTTCAATGTGAAGACTATGACTTTTCAACTCAGCAAATCCGACCATGGCTTCCCACCTCCGCCAGTGTTGGATCTAACAATGGAGCAACAGTTCAAGATGCGTCAGATTGAAGACGCCTTGAATAACTCCAAAAGAGAGATAGATGCCATCATTACTCTCTTTCTTGCTCTTCAACGACAGTGTTTTGTGTTGAGCAACAACGTATCCAATCTTGTTTCTAAATGGCCAACACCAACCAATCCGGACCAGAGTACTATCGACGAGGCAGTATCCAAGTTTGGGACTTTATTCGAGACCAAGGACTAAACTTCCATCTTGGTAACGCAATCAAATATATTTGTCGCGCTGGATATAAAGACAGCAAGCGTGACGACATCCGTAAAGCCATCCACTATTTGCAAAACGAACTCGAAAATGACATCATCAACCCTTCTCCAGCAAGCCGTCGAATTCCGGAACGCTTTCCAGGTGAAGAACAGTACTACGCCGGCTTCACGGACTATGCAGAGGCGTTTGATCGTTGAAGAATTCAAAGAGTTTCTTGATGCAGAGAATCAGCTGATCATGGGTCTGACTGTTAATGCAGCAGACTGTTTGAAAGAGCTAGCTGATCTTGTTTATGTTTGCTATCAATATGCTGCTAACCTTGGCTGGGATCTTGATGAGGCACTAGATCGTGTACACAAGAGTAACCTATCTAAGCTTGGTGAGAACGGTAACCCTATCTACCGTGAAGATGGCAAGGTCTTGAAGGGACCAAACTACCAACCTCCTAACCTTACTGATCTTGTTTAATCATGTCTAAACCACCTAAAGAACTTATTGCTCGAACTGGTCGTGTACAATCATGGATTGATGATCCAACCGCTCGCTTGCCTGTCTCCTGTACCGTCTTTACGGTGGAAGACACTATGGAAGGACCGAATGGCATTGAAGCCAGTTGGCGTTTCGTTAGCCATGCGCTCCGATACGGTGCAGGCGTTGCTGTCCACCTTAGCAAGTTGCGACCCAAAGGAGCTGAGAATGGAAAAGGACTCGTAGCATCTGGTCCTGTTTCTTTTGCTAAGATCTACTCAACTCTGAATGAGATCCTCCGCCGTGGAGGTGTATATAAGAATGGCGCAGTTGTATGTCACCTTGATCTTAGCCATCCTGATGTGCTTGAGTTTATTACTGCTAGTCGGGCTGAGCTTCCTTGGGTTAAGCGTTGCGTCAACATTAACCAACTTTGGTGGGATTCTTCTACCAGAGAAGTTAAAGAAGCCCTTCTTGATGGCATCAAAAAAGGAGACATCTGGCTCAACAAAACCAAGGTAGATAAAAATGGAAATCGAATCCGGGGTAACGTATGCCTGGAAGTCTATTTGCCCTCACGGGGTACCTGTTTACTTCAACATGTTAACCTCGGCCAATGTGAACTCGATGACATTCAAACTGCGTTTGTCAACGGAATGTCCGAACTGTGCAGTCTTCACGGAAAAACAGATGTTGGAGCTAGCGGAGAATACCTCCCTCCAGAGACAGATCGCCAAGTCGGTCTCGGAATGCTGGGTCTCGCAAATCTGCTCAGACAAAACGGAGTAACGTATAAACAGTTTGGTAAAGCTCTTGCTGATATCAACGCTGGTACTGAGTATGAGAATACTCCTGCTACCATCATTGCAAAAGAGCTTGCTGGTGGTATCATGGCAGCTGCTCAGGTAGCACGATTCAACAACATGGATCGAGCCTTCGCTATTGCCCCTACAGCGTCCTGTAGCTATCGTTATAAGGATCTTGATGGGTATACTACCTGTCCTGAGATTGCACCTCCTATTGCCCGACAGGTGGACCGTGACAGCGGTACGTTCGGTGTCCAGAGCTTCGACTATGGTCCTGTTGAGATCGCGTCTGAAGTTGGCTGGGAAGATTACAAAGCAGTGTGTGATGGTATCATCACCCTGCTCGATAAGACTGGACTGTTGCATGGTTATTCCTTCAACAGCTGGTCAGATGTGGTTACCTATGATGAGCAATTCATCGAAGATTGGTTGGCAAGTCCACAGACTTCTCTTTACTATTCGCTTCAGGTTATGAGCGACGTTCAAGATAAGTCTGATGCTTATGCCGCATTGGATGAAGGTGACGTTGACGCATACCTGGAGTCTCTTCTTAATGATCCTGCTCCTGATTGTAATTGCGGCGAATGAACCCCTACGAAAAACTACAACAAAGAAAGAGGAAGTGGTCTCCTGTACAGACCACAGCTGGCAAGCTTGTTGATGGTGCGGAAGAAACAATCTTCCGTGCTCTTGCTATGCGACATATGGAACTACCCGTTGGTGACTTTATTGAAGCATCGCTTTCTGAAATTCCAGTTCTATCACAAGACCTGCTCCGATCTAACATCAAAGACGAAGAAAACCACGACCTGGCTCTCGGCTACATCGCCAATGCTCTCGGAGTGGATCCTCAAGCGGAAGCAGAAGCCAAGCGAATTCGAGCTGCGTGGGAAGCGCATCCTGATCACACAGTCCTCAAAGCACTGGTGGCCGAGCGTGCAATTTTCTTCGTTCTACTCCCGTTCTTTCGATTTAATGGTGACGCTGGTCTCCGCACCGTCTCCGCTGACATCAGTAGAGATGAGCAAGTCCACGTGGCTGCAAACTCTCTTGTCTGCAGGGAACTTGGATACGAACCATCTCCATCTCTCGACAAGCTCAGGAAGGCGACGATCAACTGGGTTATGACACCTTTGAAATCGTCTACTAACAAATATCTGGACAAAAAATTTTGGCTGGATTCCAGTGATAGCCTGATGTACCAAGGAAAGGCACCTGAGCTTTCTGACACACGTCGAGCACGAATGCCTGCGTTCTTTGAACATGCAAACCCCAATCTCCCTCAATATGCTTGAAGTCTCCGGACTTCAGCTTAATGTTCTTCTAGAAAAATTAGAAGAGAACTTTCCGCCCACTACACCCAACCCTAGTGAATCCCTTTCACAAATAATGTACCGCTCTGGCCAACGTTCTGTGGTCGAGTGGATTCAATACCAACTCAACGAAGAGAACAATGGCTAAACAGAAAAACAAAGGTGGTGGTGTAAAGGCAGCACTACGTGAACTTGCACCAGGTGGTATTACTAAAAAAGAATTTGAGCAAGTAGCTGAGCAAACAAAAGCTTCCTCACAGAACATTGTGAGGACAATGGACATCATGAATAAAGCTGGACAAGATGTTCGGCTTAATTCTGGTGCAGCTAATATGCTGATTAAGCAGGCTCGAAAATCACCACAAATGATGGGTTCTACATCATCCATATTTGGTGGTGAGCCTGCCTTTGGTCCTGGTCGTATTGGTAAGACCCTCCAAGGTATGATGGGTACCCGTGCTACTGGAGGTTATATTAATCCTCAAAGTGGACAGCAATCGTTTACTGCTGCTGTACCTTCTCAAATGATGATTGGTGGTACGCAAATTCGTCCTGGTGGACGTGTTGCTGTACGTCCTATGGGTGCTGCTCCTGCTATTGGTGGCACCACTACTGCTGGTCCATATGATGGGATGCCAATTCCAAAATTTAATCCGAATGGTCCCGGTCCCCTAGCTGCTCCTGCTGTTGAAACAGGTGGTGATCAATTTGACTTCCAATCAATGCTTGACGCTTTGACTGCAATGCAGCAACCAGCGTTTGACATGAGTGCATTGCAAGATATGTTCCAGACACAATTTGATCAGCTGAGCTCTCAGTTTGATCAGATGAACCCTCTGCGACTGGCTCAACTTGGTCGTGCCTATGGTTCTGATGCTATCCGAGCACGACAGAATATTCGCAAGATGCGTCAAGATTATCGTCGTGGTATTCCTGCAATGGCTCTTGGTAACACACTTGCTAGCCTTGGTATCGGTGGAGGCTTGACAATCTAATGTCTGCTAAAGAACGTTATGATTTATTGTTCGGTGATCGCACTCAATATCTAAATGTTGCACAAAGAGCAGCTGAACTTACGTTGCCTTACCTGATCCGTGATGATGAGGTGTCATATAAAACAGCCAAGCCTTTGCCTTCTCCTTGGCAAAGTGTTGGTGCTAAAGGTGTTGTGACACTTTCATCTAAGCTGATGCTTGCATTGCTTCCTCCACAGACTAGCTTCTTTAAGTTGCAAGTGGATGAGACAATGCTTGGTCAAGAATATGGACCTGGTATTAAATCAGAACTTGATCTAGCATTTGCTAAGATCGAGCGTACCATTATGGAATCCATTGCTGCTAGTGATGATCGTGTCGTTGTACACCAAGCACTGAAGCATTTGGTTGTTGCTGGTAATGCTCTGATTTATATGGGCAAAGATGGTCTTCGGTTGTATCCTCTTAATCGCTACGTTGTAGATCGAGATGGTGATGGTAACGTCATTGAAATCGTAACCAAAGAACGAGTATCAAAGAAGCTTCTTGAAGGCATTCTTCCTGAACCTAAACCTAACGATGTTGCTAGAGACAAACGTGGTGATCGTGATGAAGTAGATATCTACACACATGTTCGCCGTGACAATAATCGTTATGTATGGCATCAAGAGGTTGATGATATCGTTATTCCCAAGTCCTTTGGTAAGGCACCGCTTGACGCTAACCCTTGGCTAGCTCTCCGCTTCAACTCTGTTGATGGTGAGATGTATGGTCGAGGTCGTGTCGAAGAATTTATGGGAGATCTGCGCTCACTTGAAGCACTCTCTCAGGCACTCGTAGAAGGCTCTGCAGCAGCCGCTAAGGTGGTATTCGTAGTGTCACCATCAAGCACGACTAAACCCCAAACACTGGCCGCTGCAGGCAACGGTGCGATCGTTCAAGGGCGACCCGAAGATATCGGTGTTGTCCAGGTTGGTAAGACTGCTGACTTCAGGACTGCCTATGAGATGGCACTTCAACTTGAACGTCGGTTGTCTGATGCCTTCCTCATCCTTAATGTTCGCCAATCAGAACGTACTACTGCTGAAGAAGTACGCATGACTCAACTTGAACTTGAGCAACAACTTGGCGGTCTATTCAGTATGCTTACTGTTGACTTTCTTGTTCCCTATCTCAATCGTAAGTTGAACGTCTTCCAAAAGACTGGTGAGATTCCTCGCATTCCCAAAGGTATTGTCAAGCCTACCATTGTGGCAGGTATTAATGCACTTGGTCGAGGACAAGATCGGGAAAGCCTTAGTGCATTCCTGATGACTATTGCACAAACAATGGGTCCACAAGCCATTCAAACATTTGTTAACCCTGAAGAGGTTATCAAACGACTGGCTGCTTCTCAAGGTATTGATGTTCTTAACCTTGTGAAGTCTATGCAGGACGTTCAAGCAGAGCAAGTACAAGCTATGCAACAACAGCAACAAATGGAGCTAGTTAAGCAAGCTGGTCAGCTGGCATCTGCACCTGCTAATGATCCATCTAAATATCCACAACCAAATGAGCAACCAACCCAGCCGCAATAGTAGGCGTAAACCCTCACAAGTTGAACCCGAAAGGGATGTCCGCACAGTAGAACATCCACCTACTGAAAAACCTGTACTTACGGTAGAGACTCCTAAACCAAATAAGTACGAAGCTAAGCCTAAGATTGGTGCTCCCTCTCTTGGGCGTTCACCCAACTATGTAACTAAAGTTGGTCTTGGAAACCTTGAAGTAACTACTGCACATGGCAACTCTGACGTATGATCCCAATCCTGTGGATCAACCTGAGTTCAATGAAGCTGAGCAAGAAGCCCTTGCCATCGGAGAGGCTGCTGCTAAAGAGCAGCAACAGCTTCTCGCTGGTAAGTTTAAAGATGCTGAAGCACTAGAAAAAGCTTACATCGAACTCCAATCTAAATTTGGTTCTCGTCAAGAAGAATCCTCAACTGAGGAAACTACTGATGATGTAGAATCAGAAGACACTGAAGAAGAAACTATCAGTGTACTTGATGCTCTTTGGGAAGATGCTCAAAATGGTGAACTTTCTAAAGAGACAAAAGAACAACTTGCTAAGATGAACCCTGCTGAAGTTGCAGCAGAGTATCTTAAGTATCGTAAACAGATCGAAGAAAGCAACCCTGCTACTGAAGATATTAGTGACTCACAAGTTGCTGAACTTCGTGGTATTGCTGGTGGTGATGAAGGTTACCAAGAGATGATTGCTTGGGCATCAGACAACCTCTCACCTCAAGATATCCAGCGTTATGATAATGTCATTGCTAGTGGAAACTACGATGCCATTTCATTTGCTGTTGAAGCACTCAAATCTAAATACACTGAAGCTATGGGCGTTGAAGGTCAACTGTTTAAAGGTAAGCCTGCTGGTAGCAGCAAGGATGTCTTCCGCTCTCAAGCTGAGGTAGTTGCAGCTATGTCTGATCCTCGCTATGATCGAGATCCTGCATATCGTCAAGATGTGTTTGCTAAACTTGAACGATCTGATCTTAATTACTGATGCCCAACACTCAACAACTTAGTAACGTCTTCGCTAAAGAACCCACCATGTACACTGACAAAGATTATACTGTCCCTCATAATGAGCGGGCAGAGCTGCTGAATGGTCGCCTTGCTATGCTTGGTGTCATCGCAGCAATCGGTGCTTATGCTGTAACTGGTCAACTCATCCCTGGTATCTTCTAATGCCTCTCAAGAAAGGTTCTTCCGATAAGACTATCTCTGCTAACATTCGTAAGATGAAAGCAGAAGGTTATCCTCAGAAACAGGCTGTAGCTGCTGCACTCAGTAGTGCTGGTAAATCTAAAAAGAAGAAAAAGTAATGGCTTGCGGTAAGAAAGGTCACAAAGAGAATGGCACAAAGAAAAAATAGTGTCAGCCTAAAGATTGGTAAACATAAATCACGCACTGGTGGTCTGACGGCTGCCGGTCGTGCTAAATATAATCGAGAGACTGGTTCTAATCTGAAGGCTCCACAGCCTGAAGGAGGACCACGTAAGCGTTCCTTCTGTGCCCGTATGGGTGGTGTGAAGGGACCGATGAAAGACGAGAAGGGACGTCCTACTCGCAAAGCACTAGCCCTACGTAAGTGGAAATGTTAAATGGCTAAACCTGGATTATACGCTAACATTAATGCTAAGCGTGAACGCATTAAAGCTGGTAGCAAAGAAAAGATGAGGAAGCCTGGATCCCCTGGCGCTCCAACTGCTGCTCAATTTAAGAAGGCAGCTAAGACAGCTAAGAAAAAGTAGTATTGGTAGATCCGTCAATACTGCGCGTGTATTGGCGGATTAGTAGGAGTAATCAATATTAAAGTTCTTCGCTTTATTATTATGATTCCTGTTCTAACTACTCTATCGGTGATCGCTAGTTGGTATGGTCCTGGCTTTAATGGCAGCCTTACTGCTAGTGGCGAACGATATAATCAAAACGCCCTTACTACAGCGCACAAGACACTACCCTTTGGAACACGTCTTCGTATATGTTTCAAACGGTGTGCCGTTGTTCGGGTAACAGATCGTGGTCCCTACATTTCTGGTAGGAGTCTTGATCTAAGTAAAGGTGCGGCTGATGCAATCGGTCTCACTGGTTCTGGAGTTGGCCGGGTAAAAGTAACTCGTCTTAACTAACTTCAAACTATGACTGCAACAATCGCAGCCCCACAGTCCCGGGTAAATACTTGGGACTCTTTTTGTAACTGGGTCACTTCGACCGACAACCGTCTTTATGTCGGCTGGTTTGGAACATTAATGATTCCGTGTCTCCTTGCAGCCACCATTTGTTTTATCATTGCATTCATTGCGGCACCACCAGTCGATATTGATGGCATCCGCGAACCTGTAGCTGGAAGCCTTCTTTATGGAAACAACATCATATCGGGAGCCGTCGTTCCGAGCAGCAATGCCATCGGACTACACTTCTACCCAATTTGGGAAGCTAATTCACTTGATGAATGGCTCTACAATGGGGGTCCTTTCCAGCTCATCGTTTTCCACTTCCTCATTGGTGTCTATGCTTACATGGGACGAGAGTGGGAACTTAGCTATCGACTAGGGATGAGGCCTTGGATCTTTGTCGCATACTCCGCTCCGGTGGCGGCTGCTACCGCTGTATTCCTTATCT